CCTGCAAAGGTGTATTTTTTATACTCTTTTTTAGAAGAAAGGTGATGTTATGAAACTTCCAAATGGATTCGGTTCTGTATATAAGCTATCTGGCAGACGCCGGCGGCCATGGGTGGCAGCCAAAACCTTCGGATGGGAATTTGATGAGAAAGGACAAAAAGTAAAGCAGAAGCAACAGGCAATCGGATATTATGCTACCAGACAGGAAGCAATGACTGCTCTTGTACAATACAATGAAAATCCTTATGATCTGAATTTTAATAAGACAACTTTTTCGGAAGTATACGAAAAATGGTCTGAAGAATATTTCCCTACACTCAGCAATGCTTCCAGCATACGTACAATCACTGCAGCCTACAAGTACTGTACTCCTCTTTATGATATGCGAATAAAAGATGTCCGAGTCGAACATCTTGAAGGAACCATTCATAGTGCAAACGTAGGATCCAGCACTAAGGGACGAATGAAGAGTCTGTTTAACCTTATGTATAAATGGGCTATGAAGCATGAGCTTGTGGATAAAAACTATGCAGCCTTATGTGATGGTGTTAAAAGAGAACGCCCTACTATCGTCCGCATTCCTTTTTCTGAACAGGAAATTACAGCCCTTATGGAACATCCGGAAATACCATTCGCAGATATGGTCCTGATCGGAATTTATTCCGGATGGCGTCCCCAGGAACTGGCAGTTCTGAAAGTTGCAGATGTAGATCTGGATAATATGACATACACCGGTGGACTAAAAACAGATGCCGGCCGTAACCGCCTGGTTCCAATTCATCCATTGGTTGCTGATCTGGTACGTAAGAATTACAATCAGGCAGTCGGTATGGGAAGCAAATATCTTTTCAATGATCCGGACGGTCAGCAGGGCACTTCCCTTACATATGACAAATATCGTGGACGTTTCAAGAAGGTTATGGCACGACTGGGAATGGATCACAAGCCCCACGACACCAGACACACTTTTATTACGAAAGCAAAAGAAGCAAATATGAATGAATATATACTTAAAATGATTGTCGGACATGAAATTGCAGATATCACAGAAAAGATATATACTCACCGAACTGTGGAAGATCTGAAAAGAGAAATGGAAAAGATAACAAAATGATTGGCGGCAGGCATTGTCCTGCTGCTTTTTTCGTGGTAGGTTTGTTAGTTACTTGTCAGTTACGCCTGTCAGTTACCTGTTAGTTATTTGTTAGTTACCGCCATTTTTTCATATATTTTCATACTGTTTTGCAAGAAATCCAGACAGTAACAAAAATGCCGTAAACCCTTGAGTTTACGGCACTTTCAACGCTTTTACAATTTATATAATCAGAACTTGCCAGCCTTAGCAGCTTCCTCAACAGAAACTGTAACCCCTTATTTTAATGGGTTTTCGCGATTTTTGTTAGCTACCAGTATGTTACGTATTCATTTTTGTATTATTCTATACAGCTTCAACCATGTTATTTTATATAAGAAGAAAAGCCCTCACTCTTCTGCGGGCAGCTGCATGATTGTAAGGACTTTTTCTTATTTGAGGGATATATTTAATGTACCAGATTCTACCTCATCTGTCACTTATTATCGTGCGAGATAGTACGACGGATTTCGACATTACAGACTCTTCACCAATACCTGGAATCCTGCTGCTTTCAGCTTCTTTACCACCTTTTTTGCAGCCTTCTTGGTATTATATCTCCCAACCTCAACTCTGTACGGAACTGGACCTGACACTTTTCTGACAGAAGCGGTAAATCCTTTTGCTTTTAAATCGGCAGCCATAGCTTGTGCGTTGGTCTTAACACTATATACACCGGCCTGAATGTAATACTTTGCTTTTGGTTTGGCTACAATATCCTTCCCGATGATTCCCTCTGCGATCAATTTTCCGTGCGCATCCATACCAAGTTTTTTCGCTTTGGCATAATCGTCCTTGTTATCACAGAAGAAAGATTCTACCAGGACAGCTTTTGCCTTGGTCTTTCTGGTCCAATATAAACCTGGGCGTACTTCTGCCCCTCTATTGTGCCAGACAGTACCGAGCTTCGCGCTGATCCGCTGGGCTTCTGGAAGTCCATTTGCATTATAGCAGCATGCTAAACAGCCATATGCCTCTCCATTAAAGGCATTCAGATGAAGCTGGACAGACAGATCATAGTTCTGTTTATGCTCTTCTTTAATGAAATACTTGATTTCATCATCCAGCGAATGCAGCTGACCTTCCGGAGCAATGCACAGGGTTGCCTCATGTCCTGCTACCTTAAGCCATTTGCACACATAGGGCGCCAGTTCCTTGTTGTATTTATATTCGTTCACACCACCCTTGCTGGTACCATCTGCAGATGAGATGACGCCACCGCCATAGTTCGCGTGACCTACACAGATAAAATATTTCATGGAAATTCTCCTTTCAAAAAAGAGGGCGATCACTCGCCCGCGTCAATATCTTCCCCATCTTTATTGATTGCCTTGTCGGCTACTTCCAGTCCCTTGATCAGGATCTTCGGGACGTCCACTCCCATCTCCACCAGATTCTCACAAATAGACCTGATTTCATTTACCAACAGGGATGCCAGTACAAAGAAGCCAAGTAATGTTGTGATTCCCAGATCAACGCCGAGCGTCTTTCCAATCTCTACAAACACTGCAGATGCTCCAAAGGCTACCGCAATCATGATCCAGTAAGCCAGTTTTTTCAGGACTCCCTTCCAGCCGGCCTTGGAGTTTTCTTTATGCGCCAGTCTGGATTTCATCCAGCCCGTAATCCAGTCAGCAACATTAAATGCCAGGAACAAAGCAAACAGAATCCAGTGCTCTCCAAAGATATAGCTCAATACAGCAACAGCTGCGCCAACAATGGCATTATACGTATCAATCACCTTCATAATTATGTGTTCTCCTTCTTATTATATTATTTTATGGTATAAAAATAAGACCGGTTACGCAGTCTCGCCCTAATCTCCATATTTTTCTCCTGTCACTCTTCTGAAACATCACCCTGTCCTTTGTTTGCAATCATTTTGTCCTGCATCGCATACGCGAGTTCTTCGAAGTCATCACGGTCTTTCCGACATTGTGTTCGATTTGCTTTCCGTAACTCCTGGTTTGTGGTTGACTGCTGAATATACATGTTCTCTGGATTTGTTTCGCTGAGAGAGGCTGTGTAAGTCTCCACCGTTACCCCGTTGATTACAGACTGTCCTGATAAATTGATATTCTTTGATGTTGTTAATGCCATAATGTTAATCCTCCTAGTTTAAGTTAAGTTTTCTTTTGAGTTTTTCGTTTTCTTTTTCTAATTCACTTACTCTTTGATTGAGTTCTTGCATTGACTTCACAACATACGCGAGTATCTGCAAGTTGTTGACAGATTTATAATATGGGTGTCCATCAACTTCTCCGCCACCATCGACAAGGTTAGGGTCGAGCTGTTCGAGTTCGTCTGCTATAAAGCCAATCTTGTATTTCTTATGAGAATCCTTTCTTTCAAAAGAACGAATTTTCATTGATTCTATAACTTTGGTGGCATTTTCTACTTCAGTGTCTCTTATGTTACCTTTTAGTCGAATATCGGAAAGAGCTGTGCTACATACCCTTCCGAGACTAAACCATTTCCACGATCCGTCAAGTCTGGTTTGAATCCATATTGATCCAGCGTACGAATCTCCGTGGTAAATAAAAGCTCTATTTCCGGCAACTTGCCCTCCAAGATAAGCTCCTACCGCAGTCGGTGATTCATAACTACCTACGTTAAAACCAACATAAATATTTCCAAAATTACCATCAAGTGCTAATGGAATTTTTCCAGTTTTTGCATCATAAAAACTAAAGAAGTTTTCATCGCCTGTACCCGTTGCCGCACCAAAGCGCCAATCTACTGATCCTCTATTGGACTGATATTCGTAGGTTGTATTTATTATGTTATTACTCTGAATACAACCGCCAATGAACATGTTACCATTGGTTGCTATACCTTTTCCGTTATATGCCCGAATCCAATCGGCATCCGTCATATACCAGCCACCACCATAATCCTCGCTATACCATCCTGTAGTACCGCGCGATCTAAACCAATTAGATGCATATATGGTATTAGTATTCATGTCTACAGTCGCAGTTATTGTTTTTCCCTGAACTTTGCCAGGAATTGTAATGTCGCCGCTGTATAGATTCAGACTACCATACATAGTGATTGTTTTATCAAAGAACTCGAATCCAGCCCCACTTTGTGCACTGGCAGCATTGAGTAATTTTCCAACTCGTACAGAAGTTCCATCGTAATAAAGAACCCTTTCGACATCAGCAGTGTTTTTACATGACAACGAGATTTCTTTTGTAGCGATGATTCTTTTAGCAACAACGTCTGCACTCGTTAATGTCAAACCGCTAATAGTTCCTGTTGCCGTAATGTTTTGCGCAAATAAATCGGCAACATCAATCTTGTCGGCTGTAACAGACAATGCAGCTATTTTCTCTGAGGTTACAGCAGCGGCTCCTATTTTGTCAGCAGTAACTGAATCAGCTGCAAGCTGAGTTGCTGTAACAGTTCCGGCATATAATCGTCCTCCGTTGATATAGGTACGATCATTGTTGTAACACCAATTGGCTATTCCCATATCAGCAGAACTTGCAAGGGAATAGGCATCGTTCCAATTACCCCATGTCGTATTATTAATGCCGACTCGCCACAACTCACGATTCTCTATCTTTGCCGTCTGTTTGGGATATCCTCCAGAACTATCTTTCCATGGAACATATGTTGTTAATAAACAATAACTTTCACCAGATAGACCAAGTGAACTAGCCAATTTTAGCTCATTCACTGTTGTCATCGGATAATTCTGTATATACCAGATTGGAGATTGGTTGGTGTTTCTGGTATCTTTAACATCAAGACCATCCCCCTTTGGACCTTGAACACCCTGAACACCTTGGTTGCCTTGTGGACCAGTTGCTCCCTTTTCACCCTTAACGCCCTGAGGACCTTGTGGACCGG